ATAAATCTCGCGCTGAATACCCAGCGACGTGACCATGACCGTCGGCTGACCGCCCTCAAGGCGAATCAGGTTCATGCCCTTCTGCAGATCGTCAAGCGTGATAAGCTCATCGCTCACGTCAACACGCTTGTTATCCCACCACGTCTTCGAGGCAGGATCAATCTCGCCGAACGGCACGTTGCTCGCCACAGCGACGATGCGCTGCAGACCATCAACCTCAGCCGAGCGCGAGCCCGTAGCCGAAGCAGCACCATCAACAGCCGAACCAGCACGAGTAATGAAATCCGTGCCCGCGGTCGTAACAGCAGCGCCCGAGATCGTAATCGTGCCAGTATCATAATCAACAGCAGTGATCGAACGACCAGCAGCAACAGAATCAACATTACCAGCACTACCAATGTCAATAACCATGCCGACGTAAAGCTGCCCCTTGCGGATCGCCTCCTTGCCAGCACCAGCCGCAAGCACAACCTCGGTATCAGCCGTAGTCGTACCACACGCAACAACGTGCGCCGTACCATCACCATACACCTGCCGCGCAAGATCCTTCTGAAGATCATTGCGGACACCATCCAGCTCGCCCTTAAGGGCCTGCAGGAAAGCGCCAGCCTCGTTCTTCGTCTTAGCCATCGACGGGCCAGTGACGCGAACGCGACCGTACAGGTACTTCAGGTCGTACACAGCCTTATCGTACACCTGATTGCCCGCAGCGGGAAGCTCAGCATTCTCAGCACGAGCACCAACACCACCCGAACGGGACGTATGAAGCGGAACATAAGCCCGCTTACCCACCAAGTCCTCCGAGCGCGTATTCAAACGCGCCAGAAGAAGCACCTCATTATTAAGCTGCTCAGCGACCGGCCCAAGGTAATACTCCTTAAGGATATCGCTAAGCGTGGAAAGAGTAGCACCAGCCAACTTTCAACACCTCCGTTAGGAAATGTTACGAACAGCCTCCATCGCAGCCTTATGGGCATCATCAAGATTACCAAAAGACCTACCGGGAATACTAGACGGAGCAGACGGAGCCGGAGTAGCACCATGCGGCACTTGTTTAGACTCCAAATACTTTCCAAGCAAATTCTGCTGAATAGCATGATACTGCTCTTGAGCAGCCATCAAATCACCATCAGTAGCATAAGCCAAAGAATAAATCGCCTCCATATCCGCTTCAGTATAATTCGGATTAGCAGTACGAATAGTATTCTCCATCGCTTCAATTTCCGCCATAGACTCTTGCTGCGCCTGCAAAGCAAGCATCTCCTCACGAAATGCCCGCATCTCCTGCAGTTCAGCCGCCAAATCCGGCGGAAGCCCCTCGTAACTAGGATTATTAACCTCAGAAATAGTCGCATCAACACTCTGGCTGTCGTCGGGTGCTCCCACATTTTGCCGAATAGACTCAGCAAGGCTCATCGCAAACTGAGGATCAGTATTCAACTTCTGTAAGAATTCGACCGCTTGTAAAGCAGAATCCGCATCTACTCCTGCATCAGAGAACGACTCGTACTGACGCCGCAACTCTGCAATCTCCTGAGTCTTACGAGTATAATCAGCCTGCATAGACTTATATACCGCTTGCATATCCTCAGGAAGAATGTCCGGATCAAAGCCCGTAAAGGATTCCGCCGCCTCATCAGCAACAGGATTGTCCTCAACAAGCGCCTCGTCCGAAACAACCGCCTCATTATCCTCTTCAGGTAAATGAGTCGTAAGAGCGTCTAAAGCGCCCTCAATATCAATGTCACTCATCGTGACCCTCCTCTAAAAAAAGACTCCGGGTTATTCCGGTTGGTCCTTATTATTCAACAATAACACTCTCAGCTTCAATCTGTACAGTTTCGGCTGCACGATCCTCAGCCGCAACTACAAGACTATCAGCAAAACCACTCATAAGTTCCTTCATCTCTTGCTTAGAAGGCAATTTATGTACAGTTTCAGTCCGCTTAGTAGCCAGACCATTTGCCAAACGAATCTTATCATCCATAATACCAACAACCGTCGCAATAGCCGACAATTGTTTAACCTCAGCTTGTGGAATTAACTCTTCAAGTTTAGTCATTGCTTTTTCACGAATACTAGAAGCATGATGCACAAACTCGTAAGCTTGTGCTTGAACATGATCCATAATATGCTCTGGAGGGCCAGATTGTTCCCAATCCTTAACCCAGTAGCGCAGCGTGCCATGCGGCACACCCGTATCACGAGCAGTACGAGTCGTATTCTTCTCGTTAGAAATCCACACTACATAAGCCGCAGCCTTGTCAGTGTCGGACCACTCCGTCCTAGCCACCGCGCACCGCCCTTACTTGCGCCTCATTTGCAATCTTCTGGTCAGCCATAGCCTGCTGCTCTTGAAGCTTCTGTAACAACTCCAGCTGGAACTTATCCATCTCGCTCGCAGCACCAGTCTCCGCATTCGGCTTATCCTTATTATCAATAACCACAGTATCAAGCGGCGGCTCAAGCAACTCTTGCGGAGTAACCTGCTCAACACCAGCCTGATTAAGCATCTTCGACCCGACCGTAGGACCAACAGCCCCACGAAGCTGCAGCGACACGCGCGGCGGCTCACCAGTCGGCGAAGACTCAGCCTGAAGCGCAGCCTGCGTCAACTCGTAATGCTTATAAAACTGCTTCTTAATCTCAGCCGGCAGCGTCTCGAACTCTGCACTCTTCATAAACGCCGAATGCACCTCGATATGCGCCGCCTTATTCTCATACGCTAACGGCTCCAAGCCGGCCTCAACGCTACGCTGCAACAATTGCGGATCAATCTCGCCACCCTGAAGCATACTCATCATAAGCTCTTCCTGAGCCTGCATCGCAGACTGCTCATTAACAGGAACACCATCAAGAAGCTTATCATGCTCACGCATAGCCTGCTCCTCATCCGCCTCAAACTGCATCTGAAGCGACTTAAAGTCCGCCATATCAAGATACTTATACGCCTTAGTCGGAGACAGAATACCCATCTGGAGCATCTGCAACACACGCGCTTGGCGCCCAGCACGAGTACGCGGGAGGCCCGAACCGGCCTCAACCTTAATACTCACACCCTTAATAAGATCAACATCATCAAACCGCTCAACCTTAGGCTTAGAACCACTACCCGTAATAATCATAGTGCGCGGCTCAGTATAATACTTCTGCGCAAGCTGAAGCATAAGATTACCAGCACGCTCAAGCGTCTTCTCCATCAGCATAATCTGCGGAGCAAGCCTATCCGTAGCGGCCTCCTGCAACAAGTCGATAGCAACACCAGCCTCAACATTCGGCGGCACACTACCCTCAACAATCTCATTAAGACCAAACGCATCCTTCAAACGATTACCAAGATCCTGCAAGTGCTCAAACACGTACGCAGGCAAGCCCGGAAGAGGAATACTCTCAGGCACCTTACCAGCCACAGGATTATACTCGAAAATAGCACCCGGCTCGTCCGTAATACGCTGACGCAAAGAACCCACCGGAGCCAGCATCTGCGGCTTCAACGTAAGATTCTTATACTCAATCATCTGCGACAACGTACGATTCAATTCCTTCTGAAGCGGAATCGCGTGCTCAACAACACTCGAATCCCACAATTGTCCCGGCACACGCATACCCGGAAACTTCACAAGCGGCAACTGCTCAAACGGGTACGGCCAAGCAGCATCATACAGAATAATATTCGGATCCTTTGTAAACACAACAAAACGACCATCAGGATACTTACCACCCGGCAAAAAGTAACCATAATACACAACACGAACATTCTCTTGCGTCTTAGACTCCATATTACCAAACAAGCCGGGAAGCGTCTCATCAGGATACTTATTAATCGCATTAGCCTTCAACTTCACACCATACCGCTCATGAATCTCAGAAGGCGTCATAGGATGCACACAAAACGCATACTTACAATCCTCAAACACCGAAGCCGAATCATCCAACAACACATCAAACGGAGACAATACATCAACACGAATCTCGCCCTGATGCAAGCGCGTCTCAAACTCGTCCGAATCAATACCAGCCTCTTCAAGGTTCTTCTCAAAATAATGCTGCACAAGAGGATCCACAATCGGCTTACCCTCAGGATCCAACATAACCTTCATTCCCGGACCACTCTTATCATCCCACGTAATCTTCCAAAAACCATTACCACAAATAATGCCCCACATCATAGCCTCTTCCCGCTTCTCAGTAAGACTAAACTGGTCCCACCAATAATCAAGAAGATTCTCCGCAACCTCAGTAGCCTTCTGCGCCTCATACGACGCTTGACCCGGAGTCGCATAAAACTGCGGCTTAGACTTTACAAGCCGGCTAAGAAGACTCATAGTATTAGGCGCAATCTGATTCGACACAAGACGCACACGATACCGCGGCTTATCACCCTCATCCGTAGGAAGCGACTCAATACGACGAGACTTACGATTATAAAACACGTACTGCTTACCCTTATAAAAAGACAAGTTCAGCTTCCACTGACGCTCCATAAGCTCGCGCTGACGCTGCAACTCTTCGACACGCTTAACGAGACTAGCCGCCGAAGCAAAACCAGTAGGAATATCGTCCGTGTAAGCCTTAGTCTCGTCCAATGTAAGCCCCCTTACTCAAAAGATAAATCAGTAGGAGCAAGTCCCGTCTGAATTAAAATATTATTATACTCGTCAGGGCTAATAATACCGTGCTTTAACGCCCAGTCAGCGTCTTGCTCGTCCTCACTTACCCTTAGCTGTCCCACTGGAACGTTGCTTAGAGGGCTTGCTCCCTCCAGCCTCAACCGCTCCAGCCTCACCCGCTCCGTCTCCAACTCCAGCATCTTCTCGCTCCACGACTTGTGCAGGCTCAGAAACTCGCTCATCAGACTTACAACTGCATTTGTCTCCGCAGATTTTAAGTCCCGCCTGTTCAGCCAACCAAACAATTGTCTCCTCCTTAACAACCCGATTACGAGAATTCGCCATATACGCCGTACGCTTATTCTTAAAACCAGTATCAAGCGCCCGCTGATTAGGGCCAATACGCTCGCCCGTAATAGCATCCGCACAATTACTACGCATCTTAACAATTTCAGCCATTACCACATACTCCCCATATACTCGTCAACATAACGGTCTTCCTTCTTAATACTAGGACGATCATCCAGAACCCAAGAGGGCAAACCCCCCTCAGTAGGAACGGGATTAGACAACTCGCCCAACAATGCCCCAGCGGTTCTAAGAGCAATCTCCATACTGTCAAGGCAGTCGTCCTTAGGCTTTTGGGCCGAGCTATCATAATCCACCCACTCCTGAATAAAATCAGCGTGGTCCCTTTTAATTTTAACCTTACCAATTCTAAACAAAGGACTCATAGCGAGAATACGCTCCCACTTTTTACCCTTCGCAAACATTGGTACAACCGGAGGCATACTCGTCAAACGCTCAGTCTGCTGCACAAGCGCCGCCTGATAAGCGTTAGACTCGATCCCAATAAGTTCCGGCTTATACTTCAAATAGTATTCTTCAATCTTTAACAATTGTTCTGCAAATGGAATACGAGCAGCATACTGCTCCAACAAGAAAACCTCATTAGAATCAGACACACCAATAATCGTAATCACAAAACGGTCAGCATTAGCCGACAAACTAATTGCCGGGTCAACGCCCATATACTTCCGCAACTTAACCGCTTGGCCCGAATCATCCACAAGATCATCACTCGTATAATAATGCAACCAGTCACCCGCAAGATCATTACCAGCCATGCTATCAAACGAAGCCATATACTCTTGTGCAAACAAAAGAGGATGATACCGCGCCTTAACATACTCCCACTCTTCTTTACGAAAGTAAGGATTATCAATACTGCGATACTCTACACGACTCTGATTAGGATCAATAAGTGCGTCCTTATTCCAAAACTCTTCATAAAACCAGTTCTTCTGATTCGGCGTAGTCGTCGTAATAAGAAGGCCCTGTTTATCCGAAAGCGCCGGACGAACAACACCCCACGACTCGTCCGTCTTAATGAACGCGGCCTCGTCCTCCCAAAGAATATCCAAGCCAGCACCGCGAAGCGATTGTGGATCCTCAGCAGACTTAAACTCGATAAGCCCGCCATTATCAAACTCGAACCTTAACCCGCCACGATTCTCTTTTACCTCTTTACCAATCGTCAAACCAGCCTGAATACATACTTCTCGAAAAGTAATCCACGCAGGACGACCAATCTTGTAGGATTGTGATAATTCCCACACCCATAAGGGGCGATCAGACTTCTTACCATGAGCATCCATATGAAACTCTTCAGGATGCAACAAGTAGAATAAGGTTTCCCA